TCCCTGAAAAGTTTTCTGGGGTTCCGAAGGAGTCGGTGGACATTGCTGAACCTTTTGACATGTCACCTATGCGATATGTCAAATATATAGTTGTCTGTGTCCCCTAACTACTTCATCTTCAGCGTCGCTATTTTATTGATGAGCGCCCTCTCCACATCCATAAACCATGTTTTTCCATCGCGGCGTGTCTCGTTATAATACCGACATAACATTTCCAACATCACGCATAATCCCGCCTTTTCGATGTTTTCGGTATTGGACGCTGTATACATTTCTTCGCCTAATAATAACGTCATCCGTTTCATCACATCGGATTTGATTTCGTTATCGCATTTGGACCCACGATTATTACGTATCTGGGTCATATCCTTCATTTTAAATTCGACATCGCCCTTAAAATCGTTCATAAATCCGACGATGGAGTGTAAGGTAGAATGTCTCACCACAAATCGTAAGAGTCCATTTCGGATAAAATTATCGCGTTCTACGGGTTCGGTCAATACCCAGCCTTCTTGCACTTGTTTATATATCATCCAGCTTTCGCCATCGGCCAAAACCATACCTACCACCCCCTGATATTCCAACTTTTTCTCATCAAAGTACTCTTTCAATAGGTTCTCAATTTCCAATATGAGTTTCCCAGCTGCCACATACAACCTCGATATCAAGAGAAGCCGGTCCGCCAATGGAAGTCTATCCAAACAGTGCCATAATGCATATTTGAGGAGAGTTTCTTGAGGAATATGATGGGCAGTAACGAGAGTCGGTGTTACTTTTCCTGCATACTTATACCATAAAAACTCCTCTTCTCCCTTTTCGTTTTTCATCTCGACGCGCGCAGCAAACCCCAAACACTTTTGTATATGTAGGAGCACCGTATTATAATCGCGTTTTGGTAGCTCGGGCTTCTCTTCTACAACCTCGCCATACCCTGTGGCCACTTTTTCTGTAGGTAGTTCCATCTCTATATATTCACGTTTCACATCCACTGGAATAGAACGTTCAAACATCGTGGAGTGTGTATCTGTGATTTCAACCGGCAAAAACGCATAGATATCTCTCGTGTTCGTTAGATAGCCTGGTCGTCCAAGCGAATCCACGATATATTCATTTTTATTATCGACCAACTGAGACAGCGTAAAATAGACCTGTTCTTCGGGATATGGTTTCACTACGCTCATCGCATCTAGGATTTGTTTACTTGTATATGCATGTTTCTCACGATAAAGCTGGCGTATACGTTTCAATATCGCAGCGTAATTAGTCTTGACAAATTCTTCGTTATAGGTATCCATCACCACATCGCTAGGCGAAATCCTAGCATTGGGCGAACAAGTAAACGCGCAATTCTCCATATAATCACATACATCGGTAAAGGGTCGGTCCCCAATTTCATAGTCGACTTCTTTCCCGCTTTCGGAAGAGAGTTCCAAGGTGACACCTGTATTCTGAGGTAGCAATGCATCTATGGTAAAGTTCGTTTGTCCTATATGTAAGATACAATCCACGGCCACTTCCTTTAATAACCGCGTTACTTTCCCGATTTGTATCGATTTTGTCTCTGCATATCGGTAGACATACATATCTGCGGGTTCTTCGTCGTCTATAGGTTTCGTGGCATGTAGGTAAATTTCTAGATTACGCTGTTTAAATGGTAATCCACAGTGACTTAGATTACGCACACCACGCCCGATGATTTGTTCATTACGATTCATGTTATACCATGGTTCCAAAATATGGATTTGGCGTATATTTTTAAAGTCGAGACCCTCCGCTGCCGCTCGAGATATCAATACCACTTTTACATTATCGCCGTTTTTATTCGCAGGGTCGGTAATATATTTGATATCGGCCAGGTTATTCGGCGAAAAATTCCGGTCTCCGGTTATCATGACATAGCGACCTACGACCTCTTTCGTAGGCGGTTCTTTGAATAACGAGCGCGTATGACTGGCGAAACCATAACGTGCAAATCCCATTTCTTCTAGCGCCAATGCCATAGGAACAAGACCACCATCGATATATTGTGAGTATACCATAACGATACCCACCGAGCTACGTATGGTTTCGCAGATGGACGCTATTTTATGGCTATATTTTCCGATTTCGGGGGGGCTTAAAAAACGACCATAGGTTTCCAGTATCTCGGGTTTATATGCGAAATTATAACGTAGCGGGTTTGGGCTTGTTGTAGTTGTGTAATCAAATGTATTCGATAGTCCGCGTTTTCCTATCATATCCGGAATCGTATCCTCTGTAAATCCTTCCGTATCCACATGAATCGTAGGGTATACAATATTCAATGCCTCAAGAGGTTCTTTTAATATCGTATATCCAAACCCATCCATATTTTCAAACGTCGGCATTTCTTTGACTTGTCCAGTAGCCATAGTAACCGCCGTATCACGGTCCATCATATTATGTAAAAGTGCTTTATAAACTCCTTTTTGATACTCCCCGCATTCCGTAATATAAACGGGAACATAACGCAATGGACTATCGATAGACCGGCTATTCATTTGACGCGCGGGATATTCCGGAACGGCCACTTTGACCGTATTATTCGGTGAAAATATGTCCGGGTAAATACGATAGGGAAAGGTATACGGGTTTTCGCCACGCACATAAGAAATATATCCAGTTAATTTCCTCTGTAAAAGTTCTCTACCACCTTCTCCATGTTTACCTACTTTCTTAAACTCACCGTTTTTATCAAAGACATCCGATTCGCGAATGACACCGCGTTTATCCACGCTATTCATTAAATTGGTAAGCCATATGATTTCTTTATAGGAATTAAACATGGGCGTCGCGGATAACAAAAGGAGGCGTATATTATCGGCATAATGGGCGACTTCTAGGAGTAAAGACGCGGTTTTTACCTTTTCATTATCTGATGACGTAGGAATATTATGCACCTCGTCAATGATAATGAGACGATTACTGAAATAGGTCTTTATTTTCTTGATGCGAATACGCTTACGCTCTTCAGGAGTTGCCGCTGCGTTTTCGTCGACGTGGATTTTGTATTTGATATAATTAGCGAGGCCGATATATCCGATGAAACTATAGTAGTTTTTAATGATGCCGTTGACTTGACTGATAATACGCTCCTTTGTTAATCCGGGGATATTTGTCGGATTGATTTCTTTTAATAGCGAATTCCCAATACAAGTATTTAATGTCCATAGGTTGTCCTTGTTTTTTAACTTACGTTCATCGAAGAGTTGGAGTTGGAAGTTTTGCTGGACGTTGGGTTTTGCGACTATTAAAATCGTTCCGTCATATTCGCTATATTTCCTTCCTTCACCTTGACCCCATTGCCCTTGGATTCCTTGCCCTTGGACAACTTTATCCTTCGCTTGTCCTATCTGTTTCATATACGCCCTCATCTCTTCTGCTACTCCTATCGCGCTGCATGTTTTACCTGTTCCGAGGCCATGGTATAATAATAATGCGTTATATGGGGTTTGAAAAGAGAGAAAGTTTTTTACAAATAACTGGTGTGGCATCAATTCAAAATCGGATTTGCATAATAAGTCGGCTTGTTGTTCTATATTTTTAATATTTCCATCGTATTTCGTATCATTGAATTCCTTTTTCTTGGCGATTTTAATATTGAAATTCGGGTCATTAAGATGAGGGTATAAGAAATCATATTCCGACCGCTCGTCTTGCTGTAGATATTCGATGCGCTCTTTTTCCAATAGAAATTCGTTGGTATTACGTTTCTGTTCGTAGGCCTTTTCTACGGAGTCGATTCCGTCCTTGACTTCCTCAGCTTCGATTTCGGCCTCGATTTCGAGTTCATCTCCTTGGTCCTCGGCTTCGACTTCATCTTCATCTTCGAAAGCATGCGCAGGTTCGTCTCGAATTTGAACGAGAGTAGGCAGCTCGTCATTGACTTCTTTCTCGGGATGAGGTGTAGGTATAGGCAGCTCGTCATCGACTTCTTTCTCGGGATGAGGTGTAGGTATAGGCTCGGCTTCAGGACTAGACGTAACCTCCTTTTCTCGAATCTGTATTTTACGTTTTTTCGACGCGATGGCCTTTTTCGGTATGACAAGAGCAACTACAGGGTTTTCTTCATTTGACCTCGGTTTACCATGCTGTTCCACTATATTGTTTTCACGTATCACCAATTTCCTTGTTTTCCGTTGTTTTTTTAACTTGTCTTCCAAGTTACGCTTATTTCTATCCTCAACCTTTTCGCACTCTTTAGTTTTATTATTTCGACGACTTCCATCCGGACAGCGAGGGAAGGCGTCTTTGACTATAGGTTGAATCGGAGAAGAAATAGTAGGTGACTTCTTGGATAGGTCAAGAGGACGAAACGAGAGTAGGTCGTCTATCCATTCTTCTCCCACGTTTTTGCCCACGTTTTTGCCCACATCGGCTTTCGGTTCGCATTTCTTTTTTATACAATTCAGACCAGTATCGCAATATCTATTCTTTTTTCGCGTGGTGTCAAACTGAGGACATTCTTCTCCTTGTTTCAGTCTATACTCTTTTTTTTTCGTTTTATTTTGTTCCATTTGTTGTTCCAGTGGGTTACTAAACTCTATGCGCGTGTATATAGTTTAGTTATATTTTCATTTGGTCCTAGGATGCGCGGACGTCGACTAGAAAATATCATATTTCGTCAATGTGTTATGTATATTCGTAATCAGATGTATTTTTTCTAAATTATAAGAACGTATGGACGATACACAGTCTTCAATATTTTTCCACTCCATTTTACTTACCTCTGTAGGTTCATATGCGACAACTTTCTCCGTATCGGAATAATCCATAAAACAGACAAAATATTTATGCTTATATGATTTATAGTTCGACCCCGTAAATATTTCTTCATAAGGGATTATGTTTACAATATTCCGAAGAAACCTAGCAGAATAACCCGTTTCTTCTTGGAATTCGCGCAATGCACAATCATAGTCTTTCTCCTGATAATTTCTACGACCTTTGGGAAAACCCCATTCGGGTTCTACCCATGTTTCATACATGTTACTCTCCTCGACCATCGACGCCATAGTATAGACTTCATGTTTCATTCGAATACCGTCCCGCAGAGAAGCCAATTTATCGCGCGATATATATTCTTCCGACTTATACTGACTCGATAACGCTTCCGACCCCCATAATCCTATCCAAAGCTCATGAAATTCCATGGATACTAACCTTTCTTTTTCCCGGTTGGTCATTTGTTTTAACATATTCATGATATAGTCTTTGTTGTAGACCGAATACTTTCCGCGCATAAAATCGATAAACCCTAAGGTATCCCTGCGTCGTATCATTAAATATTCGTGCTTATTTGAGTGGGGATTCCGACGAGCCGCGATGACACCATAACTCGTAATCGGTAGTTTACACTGATGATATAAATGCCCAGGTTTACCACAATTATTACAATATGAATTATCACCCATGTTTTTTACTCTATCTATACAAACTCGTAACACCTACTATAATCTAATACGAAACCTTTATATAGATTTCTCGTATCCTATGCGTTTTGACCCCGCGGTATGGGGAGTCCATTATTGGTTTTTCCTACATTCCGTATCCGAATCCTATCCGAAAACGCCAAACGCGATTACCAAACGAAAATATTATGACCTCATACAGAACTTTCCGCTGTTTCTACCAAATGAAGAAATCGGAAATAAATTTAGTGAAATGCTAGATAAATATCCAGTCACGCCCTATTTAGATAACCGCGATTCTTTTGTGAGGTGGGTCCATTTTATACATAACAAGGTCAATGCGATGTTAGGGAAGCAGGAGATTTCGCTACCTAAAGCGCTCGAACTTTACCGCGAGAATTATCAACCGAGGGCCATCATTCTTTCTGAGAGAATTCATATGCGTAAACATTATATCTATTCTGCTCTCATATTATCGTTGTTGTTCCTTATCTATGTTTACTATTAGGCATAGCCTTGGCCTTGTCCTTGTCCTTAGGCATAGTCATAGGCAACACCTAGTCACTCTTTTCTCTACGTAGTATAGAAACGTGGTAAAAGCAAAACATGCGATTTGAAATCGTGATTTTATTGGTGGCAGGATTCATTATGGCAAATATATACACCGAAGGGAAATATGTGAAAGTTCTCTATTCCTGGAAAAAATATTATCAAATGGCCGGCGTAGCATTCGGTGCTCTCATGTTATATTACTTGTATAAACATAATCCTTTACGTGCCCAACAAATGCTATCCACTACGAACGAATATATTAAATACTTACCGATTGATAAGGGGACGTCGAGTATGCTTTCACCCATCTTGGATTTTACGAGTAGGCAAGATTTTGCGAACCGTCAGTATTCGAGTCTAGATGGCATAGGAACGGGCGGAAGTAACCACCCTATCCTTTCTATGCCTCAACCGTCGACCGCGGAAACGAAAATCGTGAACTCGGGTAGGACCTCGAATAAGAGGTCGGTGAGCGAGACAAAGAAGAAATTCGTAGCGGCACGGCAAAATTGGAGATGCCATGATTGTCAGCGCCAATTACCTGCATGGTTTGAAGTCGACCATACCGTGCGACTGGAGCATGGAGGCAGTAATCATATCGATAATCTGACCGCATTATGCAGGGATTGCCACGGTAAAAAAACGGCGATAGAGAACCTGTAAGGTCATTTACGTATTCTTTCGGTTTGAAACAGCAATGTCCACCGACTCCTTCGGAACCCCAGAATAATTATATAGATTTTTCATAAAGAATTCCTGTTATGAAAAATGGTAAGGAACTTTACTACCCGAAGGGCAGGAGGGTCAGAGACCACGAAGTGGTCTCAACCTGGGAGCCGCTTCGCGGCTCTTAGGGGTTTAAGGGGGGTTCCGAAGGAGTCGGCGGTCCCCCCTAGTTTGAAACATAATATGTTATCGGCAATAAAGTATTGCGTCATTCACAAATTATGTAAACATACATAACGTATTTAACCACGAAATCCCTTTTTATGACCCTTGGGAGTAATTTGCTGTTGGCTTTTTGCACCTGTACGTCAGGGTTTTATCCTTTTTTTATGTCCAAACTCCTGTTGATTTTTCTCTATATTGTTGTCATTATAGGATTGGTTTTTGTTATGTTTATTATTTTGAATTATTGTTTCACCATCATTCAAAAAATCATCTAACCTGGCTTTACGCGAAAACGTATTTTCTTGCATTATGTGTAGTATACCTCTATTTTTCTATATCTTAATTGAGAATAATGAATAACCGGAGTTTTACACCATTACGCAAAATTGAATGGTTTTTTGATGCCTTGAAAGTTCTCAACAACCTCATAAACAAACCATGTTTGACTATTCCATTTATGAAAAATCGGACCGTCACCAATTTTCCATGAACAACCCCAAAAAGGTCCTACGCCGAAACCCCATCCCTGACCGATTCTATATCCAGGTGTTTTTGTTACGGCGGTCTGTGAAACTCATGGTTCAGCGCGATATATCATTGGATGACCTATACCTATGTATCTACAATGCCGTATACCCAGAATTTTCGACTTACATGGACGTCATTCCACCGCCTGATGGTAAAGCCATAACACAGGTCCCTATGCTTTACTATTTATCTGTGGCGACTCCGAACGACGAAATCGTACCTGTCCCCATACATAAATTTATCACACTCTCCAGTTTCATGGAGGCACGAAAAGAGTGTTTCAGAAATAGGGCATTTCTAGGTATACCAACATATTCGATGTATGCTTTGGATGAAACCTCATTGTCTGAGTTTATGCATGATAGTAAAACCGAAAAAAAACACAGGTGGTTCATGTGTTTAGGTCGATGAACAGCAGTGTTTTCATTGAATCTTCAAGGTTTAGTGTGGTGTCCCCATAATATATTTTCGCATCCTACTATAGTTAGTGTAACATATACCAGTCCATGACCGGATTTTTTTCCACACTGAAAGAAAAGATAAACGCGTGGTTCACAAAACTATCCACAGATGCAAACTATCAAAGTGTTATACTTAGGTCGTTCGGACTCTTGCTGTTCTTGGTCATTTGTGGATTCGTGCTATATTTCGCATCCATGAACCCCAAAGCAATGGGTTCCGATGCACTTACCTATGCACTATATATCGTCGTTCCTCTTATTGTTCTATTTGCCATATTCTCACCTACCATTCTACGTGAATCCAATATCTTACAATATGGTCTATTGTTCATGTTATCGCTCGGGTTTATCGCCGTAGTCGCCTATTCCTACATAAAATTCACGAGTCAATCCATCGGCGCTATCAATACCATACTTACAGGATTGGTGATGCTCGGCCTTATTTTCGGTCTGGGTCTCTTTTTTTTGGCCGTTGGAAATGTATTAAAACAACAAAAGGGCTGGACAGGGTTTATCATCAACCTTATATTTTATGTGCCATGTTTGGTGGTGGATTATATCAAATATCTGACACACGAATTTAAGTCCACGGTGAATTACGTTTATATTCTATATGGGGTCGAAATCGCCATTATTTTTGCGTATATTTACTTACCGAAACTGATAAATTATATTTTTTTACAGGACGGGGATACGATTCTTTCGGGACCCGTGTTTTTAGATATACATGAATCGATTCCTCTGGGTCCTCTTATGGTTCAAGATAGAATCGATGCAACACGGACAAACGATATCACTGCGCAAAATCAACCTGTCATATATCGTAGTTCGTTCGGATTTTCGTTTTGGGTATATGTGAACACACAGACGTCTTTCGACCTGACCAAAGAAATGCCGATTCTTAATTTCGGAAGTGGAAAACCCAAAGTGACTTACTACTATGATAATACGAATTCCATGAAACCCTATGTGTTCAAAGTCTATTTCACGAACAATAGGAATACGGATACCCCCGGGGTCTATCAGTTTAACTTACCCGCACAAAAATGGTGTTTTATCGCATTTAATTACACCGCAAATGTAGCCGATTTATTCGTCAATGGTAAATTAGAGTATTCCTTCCCGTTCAATCAAAGCAATATGCCGATATTTTCGGGAAAGGAAACCCTGGAAGTAGGTAGCGACAATGGGGTAATTGGAGCGATTTGTAACATCAAGTATTATAAGAAGAATTTAACACGCGCGGAAATTGCGAATGCGTATAACTTATTGATGTATAGTAATCCACCCACGCAAGAAAGTCGCGACAAAATAAGAAATTAGACACGACATAAAATTTCGCAGGTTATAGTATATAGACCAATCTAGAGAAACCATAACCATGAAGCCCATTGTTATCATTTTAGCCATTATCGTCGTCGTATTGGTATTTCTCTTATATTACTTTTTCTCGAATACCGCGACCACTTTAGCACCTTCCGCCAGTTTAAAAACAGTCTCCCCTCCCGTAACGCCTATCGTAAATCCTACGTATACAAGCTATGCATATGGCGTATGGGTAAATATAAACACCTGGGATTCGAATGTGAATAAAACAATATTTAGTCGACAAAATAACATGCGTCTCTATTTAGATAAAAACACGCCTACCCTCAAGTGCGATATTGCTATGTCGAGCGGTTTACCGCAAACCATCATCATTACAGATAACTTCCCGATTCAAAAATGGACCTTTGTCATCATTAGTATGGACAATCAATTCATGGATGTTTATTTAGACGGAAAGTTAGTAAAGTCTCAGCGTTTTTTTACTCCTAGTTCCGGGGGGACCACGGTAGGAGTCATGCCCACTCAACCTCCGGATAATCCAGTTCCTATGTTTTTAGGTAACTCGAATACCGCGATTGCGCCATTTACGCCATTTGACGCTTATCTTTCGAAGTTCACTCGGTGGACGACTGCGATGGACCCCCAAACCGCATGGAACGCTTATATGGCCGGAAACGGAGGAAACAGTGTCACCAACGCTCTTTCCAATTATAACGTAAACTTGAACGTATTAAAGAATAACATCCAAACGGCGACTTACTCGTTGTATTAGGACAGACCCATCGAAGAAAAATGTAGTTATTATATAAATATAACCTGATTCTATAATAACATAATATGAACGCACAACCCGCTCAAGCTGGGCCTATGAACCCCGCATTATCCGAATCCGTTACCACTGGATTAAACAACGCAGGTAACTACGTCGAGTCGTTAAAACAAAACGTAACCAATTCCTTCAATGATTTTTCGAAGCAGGCCGAAGTCGGCGCGACTGCAACATCGCAATATTTATCGTCGAATACCGCCGTAGCCAAATTTGCATTTTTAATCCTCGTGCTCATCATATTCGTCTTTCTTATTGGTTTAGGAATTAGTTTGGTCGGGTATTTCACATCCCCCGCGTCGAACCCTTATTTGATATCGGGTATGATTGATGGTTCATCGCCCATCACCCTATCTCAAGACCCCAAGAAAGATAAAAACGTCCCTATTTTACGCTCGAACAATCAAAAAACGGGGTTGGAATTCACCTGGTCGGTTTGGTTATACATCAATGATTTGGGGAATGATTCCGCCAAATACCAACACATTTTCAATAAGGGGGATAATAACTTTGACCCTGCCACGAATTTATCGAAGGTGAATAACGCGCCTGGCCTTTACTTAGCTCCGAGAAATAACCAAATCCATATCATTATGGATACGATTAACCCATCCGACAATAATACCATTATCGACATCAGTAATATCCCGATTCGTAAATGGGTTCACGTGGCGATACGTATTCAGAATACCCTGCTTGATGTATATGTCAATGGAACGATATCAGGGCGCGTCATATTACAAAATGTTCCCAAACAAAACTATAATGATGTCAATGTATGTCAAAATGGTGGATTTAGCGGGAAGTTATCCGATTTACGATATTTTAGCCGGGCATTGAATGTCTTTGATATCAATAGTATTGTGGCATGGGGTCCAAATACGAACACGAGTAAGGTGGGGACACAGGACCAAAAAGCGTTGGGTAACTATAGTTATTTATCCGCATTGTGGTATAACTCGCGACTCTAAGTGCACGACTCTAAGTGCACGATTGTAAATGCACGACACGACCATTTTCTTCTTACGTAAACCATTGGCGTAAAAAGAAAAACTAATAGGCATATAGGTATATACATCACGCCATGTCTGTCACGGATATTTCATTCGCGAGTATTTGCGAACAACGTAAGCGCCAAATGTTATATAATGTCCCACAAATACGCATGAATTTGATATCGCCTTATCCTACCTATAAACAACAACAGTTAGACATGCGAAGAAAGGCCGAGATACTCAAATATAGCAATATGGCATCTAGCACAAAAACAAATAATTTAACCAAAGCACAAAAATGGGCGCAACTAGCATCTGGAATGTCACAGTCCTCGTCCTATACTACACTCACCGGTTACGAAGCTGACGCATCGGGAAATTATAAACAGTATATAAAAAAATTCGGTATTCAAAGTTGCCCGAACGATGATTTGATTCCAACACCTACGTCGTCATCCGGTGTGCCTGGTCCAATCTCCTATTTGATTCTCGACGAGTCCGTCCCGTTGTATAACTACGTGTCCGACAAGAACCGCACCTATGCATTCACTGAAGTCGAATCCACCAATCCTTGGCAGGTGTATATCAGTAACGATAATAAATCGGCGTCTAACACAGAAACAAATTTGTTCTCTCTGTATCTTACGAAAAACGTATCGCAATATTCGTATACTTATAATTTTCAAATTCCTATCGCTATTTATATTACTGGAACGAATATTGCAACCTCGTCGATTGGGAAGCCAGTTGCTCTTCGTGATAATTCTCTCAACATTTCGTCCGTAAGTATATCGGTCAAATATAACAACGCGCAAGTCATATTACAGAAAACTCCTTCTGCCTATTTATCCAATGGCGCCAGGAACTATGACCTAGCGGCAAATCCAGCTCCTATGTTTAACTATGATGTCGCATTTACGCCCACGTCGACGAACGATAATATCATGTTTTTAGCCTACTCGGGAACATTGAATGTGTCTAACTTATTTTTATATGCACAGCCTGGATATATCTATGATATTATGGCGACTTTTTATGTTACAACTCAATTTGGTAACTCGGCATTCACATCTACGGTTCAGACGTATGACTATGGTGTATATACGAATGTATCGCCCTCAAATACGATAGTTACGAAAAACACGAGATTATCGAGAGGGACTACACCTTATCCTATTCCAGCTACGTATCCGAAGTTTTCTTTGGTCGGTGTCTAGTGAAAAAATGACGTCTACTATTTTATTGGCATGTGTATTTTCAACGCAAAATGGTTTAACCTAGGGGGACCACCGGTCCCCCCTTAAACCCCCTCCCGCCCTTCGGGTAGTAAAATTCCTTACCATTTTTCATAACAGGAATTCTTTATGAAAAATCTATATAATTATTCCGGGGTTCCGAAGGAGTCGGTGGACATTGCTGAGTTTAACTCCGACAAATCGGACACCCTTTCGCCCATCTCTCGGAACAATCCGAACATATATAATGGCAACATGTAGGGACCATGAGTTTTTCGCATAGAATCGGTTCATAACATACTGGACAGTCTTCTTTGGTATCACATCGCGCATAGAGTTCCTTTATTTTGCGTTCCGCCCGTTCCATAGCAACATCGACGGCGCCTTCGAGTGATGCAATCTTGGATTTGAATCGCTTTTCTCTCGACTTATAGGTAAGACAAATCTCTTTGAGTTTCTCTACTTGACGAAGCAATGCCTGTTCATAGAGAGATAGGCATTGGATGGGAACAGGGAAGGGTAATAGATAACTGTTATGATAGGAAACCGATACTTGATGTCGTAACATATCCTCGTTCACGTCAGTATCCCGATAAAGACTGACCTTTGCGTGTAGAATTCCATACTCGTCGCGTTGCTCATGGGGCTTGAAATGGTCTGTGAAATGTTCGCGGAATATTTCCGATGTATGTTTGTTGATTTTTTTAACCGGGCCCGCTGGATGAAGTACGCCATCGAGTTCATAGGGTGCGTCCATAATATACGCTGTATATTTTCTAGAGATATCTAGAGTATATACCACATAGTTATTACCGCGCTGACATTGCTTCTTGAGTTTCCAATGTAGGTCCGCGATAAAATCGGGGTCGTCGTTTTTCAAATGCGTATCATACAAGGACATATAGTGGTCCATGCATGATATAAACTTTTCGTGTCTGGTATACACGGTGGGCATGATGGTTTTTAGTCTTATCTACCCTCTATTCACATGTGTTGAATCAATTTTTTCGTTCCTTATAAAACGCTTTGGTAATCCTATGTTTTTTCATGAAGTTCTTAGGATAGCAGCCGATGTCGTATTCAAATTCCGCGGTTCGATTGAGAATTACATATGCCATATATTCGAAATAGTTCAGTAGCGCAGTGGTCTTTGTGCCCTCCGTTCCTTTGCCCTCCTTTCCTTCTCCTTTGTCCTCCGTTCCTTCTCCTTTGCCATGTAGAAATACTTGGTCGAGCACATGACGTGGACTCTGTAAATCCGTAATAGGTTCATATCGAACCCCATCGATTCTATATTCATCCGGGTCCTCCACAATCGACATGAAAATATCCGTCACCTCAGGTAAGTGCTCATAGACCACTTGCATATAACGTAGGGTGTACTCGCTAGACCATGTCGCCCCAATATCTTGTGACCTTAACCACTCGATATCCTCGAATATATTAGGAGGGAGTTGCTTCAATATGCGTAACCATTCGCTTATCTTTACATAACTAGAATAATCGTTTTGTAACTTGGTATTTGCCGCTGTCATTTGGCTAAGTAAGGTTTCTTTCATTTCGGCGATTTTAGATAATAGCGCGCGTATTTCTTCATCCAGCGTAATGGTCCCGCTATGTTCCTCTCGAATCGTGTTTAATATATGCATATCTTCGATAGAATCAGAAATGGTATAATGTAGTTCACGTTCCAGCAACGCAACCGTGGCTCCGTCCAACACCTTATCGACGTAACACCCGCCCCTTACCTTTTGAATGCCATAATTTTTCATATACCGCTTCACATAACGATTCACTTCTATTCCTACACTAACCGCGTCCAATAACTTATTTACAGCCACGATAGGGTGCTCCTCTATAAACTCATATAATAGCCCATAGTCATTTTGTAGATCATCTATGAGTTTGGATTCTAGCGGAGAATCAGAGGGAAGTATGAACCATGCATCGTCTTGTAACTGTAGCGCATATAAAAAATAGGATTTTATTGTCTTACACATAGTATTGTTTTATTCATGTGAACTTTCTATATTGTTTCCGTTCGAACAAACTAAGGGGGCGCTTACCGCTGTGTCAACGTGGGATTCAAACATAATTGCTGCGTGGGGAAAATTTGTCCGGATAAACACTTATTCGAATCCGACACTGCCACACACCCACGTTTTCCTTGATATTCACCGACTAAACACCAGGATTGCTTTCCTGAGGTAATGGGTTTTTGAATCGGGTTGACGGATGTATCGGGCGAGGGTTCGTTATATTGAATACCTGAGACATTCAACGACTTATCCAATTTGTCCAATTGATGTCTTGCTTTCGCATCTACCTCCCTTCCCCCGCTCTTTAATAAATCACCCACGGATTGAACGGTTCCTTCTGCGATATCGATACCTGTTTTCGCAGCATCGGAAACAATATCTGCCGATTTATTCAATACGGTACCTGTGGTATACCCAAAGATGGCTAAGAGTTGACTCACTAAGGGACCGAAGATGTTCACGATGGTTTGAATAAGGTTACCAAATACAAACAATAAGTTTACTCCTAAAAACGAAAACACCAATAGGGTGACCAAGACAATAATAATAAAGTTTTTGTTACTAAATAACCCTTCTCCAGAAGAAGAGGTAGAAGATGCGAAATTTGAACTCGTGAGGCTATTTCCGGAATCCATGATTTGTCTATGGTAGTGGTTAGGGTATATACTATACACGAATACTATATTTGGCAAGCGTTTTCTCCTTTCGTTCCTTTTCCTTGCTCGTTCATTTCCGACTTTAAATGTGTAAAACTATAGTAACATGGGTCTGTTTAGTTATATTGAAACCTTCTTTTTTATTAGTTTAGCGATAACCTTCGTATTAATATTGTTGCTGGTATACCATTTCAAACAGCGCATTATCACAGTAGAGCAAAAATGCGATACTATGTTTGATATCATCAATACTATGGTGCAGGAAATTCAGTATTTACGTGCCGCCCAAACTACGTTTCGCCCCCCCGCATTCCAACTCGGGCAATTTCAATCCCCTCTTCCTGTAGCCCAGCAATATAAAAATTTGGTTGTCTCTGAGGAAGATGAGGGTTCGGGTTCCGAGTCCGATGACTCATCGGATGTAGGGGATAGCGGGTCTGAAATCGACTCGGACTCGGACTCGGAATCCGAGCCCGAGGTCAAAAAAATCGTGTTATTAGATACGATTGAAACGATACCTTCCGCACTGGATAATGAATATACAGACGGCACGATTAAACTTGTATCGATGGAAAATGAACTTCATTTAGACGAATTACCCATGGAACAAGAAGACTTGGAGTCGGTCGAGCCGGAACTCGAAAATGATGTTCAAGAATTGGATAACACCGAACAACATGTGGTAGTAGAAAAGATAGATACCATTGAAACTTTAGACGTTCCGCAAAACGAGGACGCGGGCGAAGACAAGGAGCAAAAGGCCGTCAAAGAGGTATACGCGAAAATGAGCACGGCGTCTTTAAAACAATTGGTCGTCCAAAAGGGTTTATGCAGTGACGCGAGTAAGATTCGCCGTCCCGAATTATTGAAACTATTAGAATCTGCTTAGTGAGTTTGAACTACCGTGTATTTTATATTGTAATATATATAATACATACATCGAATACATACATAGAATACATAAATCATGTCTATCTTTCAACCCGAAACCTTATCCTCTGCTTATCCGGTAATCAAAGAAACTGTTCCGCAAACCGCTTTAGGATATAATACCAATAACAAATATCCTCAATTCCCTCCCTTAATGAGCGACGGTCGCTCGGTGACTGCATCATGGCAACCCGAGTCTTCGATTAACGCCGACTTAATTGAATCGAATGGTATCGCGTCGAATTGGCAATACCGTAGATTTTTAACACATAACGCCAAACAAATCATGGAGTATAACTTCCGTGAATCCTCCAATGATATCGGATATTATAAACGCCCTGCCGATTTACCAAGTATGCAAAGCAATGCCGTGTCAGATTTATATACATCTCCGTATGCTTTCAAATCCGTATTGGATAAGACCCGTCCCTTCGGATATTCCACGAGCGACTTGAAAGAATTATATTTAACCAGAGAGCAATTAAACGCACGTAAAGTCGCGCCTGTGATTATGCGCGACCAGTTGAATTAGGGAATCGGACTAAAAATAAGAGCCTATAATATATAAGCATGAATCGTTTCTATGAGGAAAGTGAAAGTGAAAGTGAAAGTGAATATGAAAGTGAATATGATGACGACGACACTATAAGATGTAAAAATCTTGACCCCGCATTAGCAAAACTCATGGGAATGATTGTAGAAGAACAAAAAAACATCGACTGGACACCGCCTGCAACAAGCGGATTGGACAATAGTAAGGAGATAGTTTCGTCCATGTATTTCCGACCAATTCGCATTGAAAAATCACAAAGATTTGAAAATAACGACATCGATTATTTTGCTATAATCAAGCGCGATATACTGGATTATAAACCGTTATCCAAAGAACAGCTTGAATACATACAAAACCTAAATAACGAGAACAAATTTGAACTTATACAATTATATAACAAACTTATAGGTGTGGTCGTGCAATATTTTGATGAAACACCAAAAAAATAAAGTTTTCGAATCGAATACATATAAACCCTAGGTCTCTATGTATGTTATAGTTGGCCATTATGCGTATCCTTAGTTTTGATGTGGGTATCAAAAATATGGCATATTGTATTTTTGATGTTTCTGGAACTTCGGTTAGCAACGTATCCATTCTAGATTGGAATGTGTTGAACTTGATGAGTGAGGAAGAAGGTGAAGGTGAACCCAAAACATGCACATGCACCAATGCCCCCAAGACAAAAAAGGCCGCGCCTACTGCGTGTAAAAACAAGGCAAAATACAGTAAAGGAGGTTCTCTCTATTGTGAAAAACACGCCAAGGCAAATACCCAATTTCTTTTACCGACGAAACAAACCAGTCCGGCAAATCTGAAAAAACTTAAGGTGGACGAACTTTTTAATCTTGGTAACAAACACAACTTATTTTTACAGGTCGAGAACTCGGAAAAAATGAAAAAGGCTGACCTTTTGAATCGAGTAATTGTTTTTTTCGAGAAACAGTGTCTGGAACCGATTGTGGCGAAAAAGGCGAAAACGGCTGGCGAAACTGACTTGATAACTATCGGGCGGAAAATGAACGAACTTTTAACACAGAATACGTATGTGCGCGATATTACGCATGTCGTCATTGAAAACCAGATTTCCCCGATTGCGAATCGTATGAAGACCATACAAGGCATGTTGGCACAATATTTTATTATGAAACAGCCAAACAGCGAAATCGTATTTGTTTCTTCTGCAAATAAATTGCAGGTGAAACCACTTGCCAATACGTTACAGAGTAACGGTGCGAATACGTTAAACGAAACCAGTACAACCACCTACAAAAAACGTAAATCGGACGGTGTCGAAAATTGTTCTCTGTTTCTCGATACATACCCGAACTTTTCAGAATGGAAACCGAAAATGGAAGCAAAAAAGAAGGATGATTTAGCAGATTGTTTCCTACAAGGAATTTGGTATATCCGGAAAAAGGCGATAGGGCAAGTGTAACGAAAGTGTAACGAAAGGGTAACGAAAGGCGTAGTCGTGTTATCCATAATAAAATATACAATGCGTAAGATATAAACATAACATTTGTTAGTATATCATATCACAATATGGAAGTTATTGACCTCGGTGCATTAAATGATTTAGAACCAATTTCGATGAATATTAGCGAAAGCTCATCGAAGCCATCGGTAAATTTTGGCGGAGGCATCGAGCTTTTAATGAACGATAAAAAGCGGTCGTCCTCGTCCTCCATGAATATCGATTTAGGCGAATTGGATAAGTTGGAAAACGAATTGAACGAGCTATCTGGTGCCAAACCCATACCCACGACATCGAATACTGACAATACCAAGACATTGAGTGGTTTCGCATCCAACCTATTTGGTTTCGGACCCACCCCCGAACCAGTAAAGTCCGTAAACATCGACGTTGAAAATGATAAGAACGACTCCAAATTAGGAGAGGCGACGGCCACCAGTATGGGAAACACGAAAACCTGGGATGGGTATTCGAAGATGAATGAAATTCCACTTAGCACGGGAAGCACAGGCGCAAAAATGACCGATAGAGAGCGTCGTAGAAAGAAGAGGGCTATGATTAAAAAAATTGAGGACTGGAATGAAAAGGGGTTTTCGAAGAGCGGGTCGCATTTCAACATGGATTCCAACTATGAGGAAGTGGAAGACGAATACGAAACCCTACTTGAAGAAAAGCGTAAGAAGGATAGCATAAAATTACAAGGGTGGTGGTTTATGACCTTTGTGAATTCCTTGGAATACGCAAACACTGCATTTAATCCATTCGACCTGAATTTGGATGGCTGGGGCGAACAAGTGAGTGAAGATTTGGATAGTTACGAAGAGATATTCAACGAGCTCCATGAGAAATATAAGGGCGGAAAATTGGCGCCCGAACTATCTCTTCTCCTACGGTTAGGGTTTAGCGCATGTGTAGTAAATTTTACCAATAAGGCGCTTTCAACGGCGACCCCTGGGTTCAATGATGTGATTCGCCAAAGCCCCGAATTGATGCGGATGTTTACCAACGCTACAGTGAGTAGTATGAGTCAACAATCCCCAGGTTTTGCTTTCGCGAGTAATTTGATGCAGGAACAAGAAAACAAACCTCGTGGTCCACCCCCTCCTGCTCCAGTAGAGACGAAAAATCAGGCTCCTCCGATGCGGCCAGGAATGACATTTACGGAGGCACCTGGGAACCGACCCGATATCAACGCGGGTCGTGGCGCCATGTTCCGCGAAGGCGGCGTAGATATCAATGGATATTCTCAGAATGATATACGGCAACAGCCTCCGTCCTTCGCTCCCACACAGAGACCTGAGATGAGAGGCCCTCAGTCGAGTGATATTGATAATATTTTATCGGGATTGAAGACGAGGACGGTAAATATTCATGAGACGGAAAATGCGCCTTCTTCCGCGCAAGGAAACGCATCTAGAGAGGATGATTCCATGATTTCGATTAGTTCATTGAGGGATATTCAAAACGGGAATGCACCCAAGCGGTCACGCCGTAAGAACGGGTCCAATAAAAATACGATTTCGTTGGATATATGAGCAACGGGGCTATGAAATACATCGATGTATTTGGTTATCGATGTATTTTGACGTATGTTGTGATGTATTGTGTTCGATTACTTTTTACGTAGGGTCCTTCTCTTCTTCCCGCCCTTTTTCGACTTTCTGGACTTGCCCTTGGCTTTTTTACCACCTTTTATTCCAAGTAAACTTGTTACTGAGCCCATCGCAGCGTTGGCTGTCTTCGTTACAATATCAATCTTGTAAACGGCGCTAACCGCATTGTCTCCTAAGACACCAAGCAAAGGCGATTCATTAGCCGTCTCTTTCGTTAGTCCGGTTTTATACCCAATCTCAGTGTTGTTACGCATTCTAATTTTATTGGTAGTGCCATACACGGAAATTTCTGTGTTTGATAAGGGAACCACGTTCAATACAATCTCTTCGGGTTTCAATGGCACAGTCCTACCAGGGATGGTTCCAGGTTTCGTGGTGACCATTTGAGATACCACCCAGCAATCTTGTATAGGAACCCCCCATGCACCTGTAGTTCCGCTGCTATATAAATGTAACACGTCGCCAACATTAACCGCTTTACTGGCATCGCGTTTAGCAGATGCAAATGTAGTTGCAGGAGTGGTGATTGGACCTAATGCTAGGTCTGCAATATGGTTGGCACTAGCAACAGCCGTTAACGACAAAATGGGTTCAGATACCCCATCTGAATCTTTCTTCCATTGATATGTAAAGTCTTCCACAGGTTTTGCCATTGGCCTATATAATATACGTAGAAAATCCCTAAATTGTAAAGCAAGGTTCGCCTAGCCAAAAAAGAAAAACAAAACAACACCAAATCCGAAAAAATTGAATTCTTTTTCGCGACATGGACAACCCTTAAACCTAAGTCAACGACTACACTAAATCAACATGTCCGCCAAAACCCCTGTCTCGTTTTCCAGTGATATCACCATCGCGGGACGCCGTATCTTCAAGGGTGGGTTCCTCATCTCGTGTCTCCCCCAGGGTTACGAGGATGAGACGAGCATCAAGGACCTCATCCAAAACGTCCTTCTTCTCGGCTGTGTTTCGGGAATCAAGATTGTAAACAAGACCTCGGACCGAGGCGCTCAATTCCAGTCCGCATATGTCGATATGCTGTATTGGTCCAACACCTATTCTGCTCTTCTGGTGCAAAGCCAGCTTTATGCGGCTACGCGGACGAACGACGGCGTTACCATTACGGATATGTTCAGCTATGATGGGTGCGAGGCCTATGGCGGATTGGTTATGGGGCCATCCGCCCATGAGTTGTCTCTCGATGGCTCTCGTTTCGAGTTCAGTGGGTTCCCTCGTAACAAGCTCGACCTGAAGTTCAAGAACGGAAAGCCCATGACCCACCTCACTCTTCGCCCTACGAAGAGTGGAATTACCTGCGACGGTTCGACATTGGATGTCGGCTGGTCGAGTCTCTACATTCCCATTCTCCCGAAGAACATGACGGATTTCGCGACCTTCCACAGCGAGGGAGACATGGACAAGCGCAATGCGATTCTAGACGACATCTTGTATGCTTTGTTTGAGAATTACCAGTGTGTCGGAAAAGTCAGCCGCATTGACTACTGTGACGTCTTGACCGAAGACCAAGGTCCGACGGGTAATCTTCGTGCCTTTATCCATTTCCATGAGTGGTGGAATACGGCGAATACGCTGGCGATTCGTAACAGCGTGGAGGCCAATGCGAAGCAGTGGCAAATTCGTGGACACATCGACCAATACGAAAACGAGTATAGCTACATCGTGGTCAAGCGAAATGAGAAGCCTGTCTCCGAGGCTACTTCTGCGAGCGACCAAGCGGAAAAGATGCGAGCGATGGTCATGACACCTGGCGCGCGCGTCCCGAGTCCCTCTATGGAGTAAGCGTTGTTCCTAATCCAAAGAAAAACCCAAAAACAGAAACATCGAAAAAAACAAAAACAGAAACATCGAAAAAAGCCTAGAAAACAAAAAACAGGTTGTAACTTTGTAAAACATGTTTTTTATTGCTGCGTATTACAAGTATGGTCTACGGATGTTTCACGCGGCAATCCCCCGACGCGCAGTTTATCAATTCGCCCGTTGTCTTGGAAAACACCGGTGTTTTTGTAAGAGGATACCCAATCTTATCTTTTATCGTATATCCACTTTCCGAAACACCATACGCCAAGGCATTCCCCACTGATTTTCCATACGCCTTATAATAAATCGCAGTGGAATTCGTAATCGCGTTATATTTTTTACGAACAATGAGAGAACTTGCAGTAACGCCTCCCTGTTGTGCAAATTGGGAATTATTCGGTTTATAATAAATAGGCACATATTGTGGCTGTATTCCAGGTGTGTAATTCGATAAAAACGCCTGATTGGTGGTAATACCATCCTTGGATGCGGGATAGGTTCCCGCGCGAAATCCTATTGCGGATTCGAATAGAGGATTGGCCGGTAGAATAAAGGACGACGTTAGTGTCGCCGTCGAATTTGCCCATGCCGCGCTAGTCATATTGGTCGAGACCTTATAATTGGCGCTATTGTATAATACATTATTTGCGATAAATGTCTGTAATTCGATAGCATTCGAACTGCTGTTATACGCCATATTTAATAGATACACATTGGTATTGTTGAATTTGTTGATGAAATAATGGCTATTTTGTAACATGGTTTGTTTTAGCACTTCGTTCATCGTCTCGATATCATAATATCCCGATGAAACGTCTACCGTATACGACACATCATCCAACCAATTATATTGAAAGCTAACATCCGCCGCTATAAAATAACTAGAACAGTGGTTAATTCCATTCGCGCTATAGATATTCGACATGGATAACGTATTCCCGGGTTTCACGGAAGGGTCGCCTATGCGGATGAAGTTATATTGATTTTGTTGAAATGTCCGGTTTCGGCTTACTAAATATTGGGTTGAGGATGTGCAATAGGTATCGTTGTTTTTATGGGAGTTATAGTGGCGTTTTATCATACCACTACTACGGACTCTACGGCGTGCGTTGGTTTCGTTACAGATGTTTGTGTTGGTACATAAGCCTGGGCGTTCGGTGGTATTTGCGGTGAGATGGATATCCTTGGTCCCTTGAATACCGCATGGATGTGCCGGTGATTGTGCGTAAATAAGAGACCCGTTTGGCATATCGTAACCATCGATGCTTTGTGATATCCTCTCGTTGCATCCTGGTTTGCCTAAGACAGCGATTTCGCGGCGGTAAAGTTTTACGGGCGTGGCGCGAAATATGTTACTTCCTGGGTCTCCGGTAACCCCGTTTTGTTGTAGGGTCGAGGATACTTGCACAAAGGTCTTCCCTTTCCATGGAAAATAGGGGATTTCGTTTAAATTAACACGGGATGACATATGTTTTTGTAGACGACCTGTATATTATAATAACCGTATATATATATTCATTGGGATAACCGATGAAATTTCCGACCAAGTTCAAACTCCCATCGAACATTCATACTATAACGTTATGGAGCTTACTCGTGTTTTTTTCGTTTTGCACCATCTATTCGTTATGGACGCGCGTAAAGGAAGGTGCTAAAGGTTTAGAAGGGATGGATAACCTCAATGATTTGAAGAAACAAGTCGATGACCTCCAGAAAAAAATAGATGCCGCGATTTCGGCCGATGCTTCGGGCAAGACTTCTTCCTCGTCCTCTTCATCCTCGCCTTCCTCTTCCTCTTCGTCGTCCTCACCTTCTTCGTCGTCGTCCTCACCTTCTTCGTCGTCGTCCTCACCTTCTTCGTCGTCGTCCTCACCTTCTTCGTCGTCGTCCTCACCTTCTTCGTCGAGTTAGAGCTAGGTTATCAAACTATGTATTTTCTACAGAATTATCCACCAAGAACCCAGAATAATTAGATAGTTTTTTATAAATATTTC